CGTAGTACCAACTGCCGGCGTACGGGGTTATAAGCCACCACCAGTCGTCCAGGTCAAGAAGTCCCTGTTCGCTGTACTTCCTGAACATGGCTTCAGTTAGCAGGCCGATTTTGTCAGTAACACTTCCGTAAGTGTTATTGCCGGCGCTGTCGGTAAGGTCCCATTCTGCCGGAATGATGTTTTCCGACAGGATCGGGCCGCCGGCTTCGTCAAAACTATTCAGGAAATCACGGTTCAGATCGGCGCGAAGGGTGCTTGTCCGCCAGTTGTTCGCTTTCCAGTCTTCAGGCAGGTTCGGCCTAAATGGCTGACAAGTGAATGGCCGGTCGGCGATACATTCATCAGTTATCACCAGGGTTTTACCGTCTGCAAAATGTTCCAGAACTCTAACGGCCACAGGGCCGGCATTGAATACAGTACCAGGTTTCAGGTGCTTAATTTTTACCTTTACGCTCATAACAAGGTTTACCTCCTTCGTAATCTTCGATTACCACTTCAACCCGTGGATTTTTGGGGTCGACGGCGAAGCTGTCTGTAAAATATTCAATGTGTTTCCAGCCGTCGTTTTCCAGGACGCCCATCTGGACAAGGCTGTCCTGAATAAATTTCTTTGCAAAGGCAATATTATCTTTATCACGCCTTTTGTTAGGCTCTATCCAGGTGTAATGTATAACCACCGGTCCGGTGAAGCGGACGCCGCGAAGCTGGGATTTTATCATAAAGCCGATAACGTGTTCAGCTTGCTTCTTCATAGATGCCGCTTTATACTTGCCTTTTTTGCCGCGTTCTGCTTCGATATATTCGTTCAAACCTGGCAGAAGGCCAGGGATAGTCAGTTTACAGCGCAATTCTTCACACCCTTTCATTTCAGACCAAGAAGTTTTTTTGCTTTATCTCTCCGTTCGTTCGCTATTGTTGTCCTTCTGGATTCCCCGACCAGCTTTAGCCGAATAGGACACATTTCCAGGACGCGATCATATATCCGCGCGTGGCCCAGGGAAGGCGGGTTCTTTAAGTCGTCCATTGACAGGTTCGTTGTAATGATCAACGGCATTCCGGACCTGGACCTGGTGTCAATTACGTTGTAGACTTGTTCGGTAGAATACGAAGTGTCCCGCTCCACGCCAAGATCATCAATCACCAGTAATTTATATCGCTGTAGCTTGTCAATGAATTCCTGACGTTCTTCACCGAACCCGAAACCCTGAAGTTTATTCAAAATCCGCGGAAAATTCGTAACACTAACCGGAACCAGCTTTTCTATAAGCGCGTTTGCTATGCAACAAGCCAGGAAGGACTTTCCGGTCCCGACACCGCCATAAAACAGGATTCCGATATTATCCTTAAACATTTCGTCCCAGTTCTCGACGTAACGCCGGCAGACTTCGGAAACCTCTGGGTTCCGGTTATCGTCCTGGTCGAAGGTATATTGTAAGTACGCCGGATCGGTGATCCCGTCGCGGCGAAGGACTTCCATTCGCTGAAGGAATTGTCTTCGTTCTTCAGCCGCGCATTCTGCTTCAATTTCCTTCTTCCTGCATTCGCAAGCTATTCCGACGCGAATAACCCTTTCGGACTGGCCCCCGAATGCTGGAAGGGTTATGTCTTGTTGTTTCCTGGTGTGACACTTACCACACACAAGGAAACCTTCTTCGTCCAGGTAGTCGTCTTCGTTGCGATTCTGAAGACTTGCGGCGACCAGCTTGTTCATAACCTCGTTCATACCATCACCCCTTTAGGAAGTCTTCTCCGTCGTCGTAGTTCTTAAATGCAGGAGGGGACGGTCTTGCTTTATAACCTCCGCGGTCCTGTTCTTTTGATAGCCAGTTATTGATAAACCGAAGAATCCCCTTTTTGGTTTTTCGCTTTGAAGGGTTAGCGTCAAGCCAACCCTTCATTTTTCGAAGTTCCTGCATGACATCAACAGCCGGATATAGCTTTGTCCACTCCTCGACTTGTTCTTCCGTAACCGGATATTCGGTTTTATCATTTAACGTCAGTGTAATAATAGGGGGCGCTGTCGGCTGGCATGGAGCGGCTTCCGCTCCGTGCATACATTCTGGTTCTTCTGTTTCTGTTTCTGATCCTGTTCCTGTTCCTGTTCCTGGTTGCCCTAACCGTTCTTGTAACCGTTCAATTAACGGTTGTATAAAAGGTTTATCAGACTGTTTGATGATAGTTAAAAATGATTGAAATAAGTGTGTTTCGGGCAATTCATCAAGTTTTACAATAGCGCTCTTGACCTGGTTCGGGTTTTCTAACGGGTTGTGTTTAAGATAGTTTTTAACAAGTACAACATGGGAAATTGCGTCATACGCTACACCGCCAGTATTCAACAGTTCTTCTAACGCTTTCTTGAACCGTTTTTCGTCCCATCCCAAATCAAAACAAGCGTAAGGGAAGGGTAGAAAGTAAAATCCCAAAATATTCCGGTGCGGAGAAGTAAGAAGGTACAGCATTAAATACCTCGCGTCGTCTGACACATTCCGCATTTTTTCATCCTGCCAGAATCTGTTTTCTACTCTTGTGTACATTAGACCACCCCCTTTCGACTAACAGGAAACCCCTTAAACCTTTTTCTGGCAGGAACGGCACAATTCGCGGCCATACTTCTTCATGGAATACTGCTGTTCGGCTGAAGATATGGGACCACCACATTCAGGGCAAACAGGGCCGCTGGACGCTCCCTGTGGGGCCTGCTGGGCCGTTTGTCTTCCTGCCTGGGCGTTTGTATTAGCTGAAGGTCCTGGCGCGTTTGTGGTTGTTTTCTGGGCGTTCATATCAAACCTGACATTGCCGTTTCGGTCTACAATAACCAGTTCTGATATTTCGCGGCGGTCGTTATAGCCGATATGGGCCACAGAAAAGCGCGTACTCGGAAAACATCTGTAAATTTCCTTTTGGCCTTGCCTTTCGACGTAATATTCAGAATCCACAAGTTCAACGTAGATGAAAGGGGCGGTGTAAAGTTCACGGCCGATCCCCACGTTGAAACCAGCGCGCTTAAAGGCGTCCGAAGCCTGACCTTTTTCCTTTTCGGTGTTACTCTCGACGCCGACGTCCTGTTTTCTGATCCAGGCTTTCTTCGTGTCGTCCCAGATGTCGATATTACAAAACAGGTTCCCGTTTATAACCTCATGGGTTCTTTGCCAGTTGGAAGGTCCGAAGACTTGGTCAAGAATCCGCATATCGACGCGGGCGTCTTTATAAATCAGCAACACAGCGCCGACGCGGCCGGCTTTATTCTTGCTGACACTCTGAACACGACATTCAACGTCTTTGGCAGACAGCAAAGGAATTTCAAACTGCTTTACTTCCGCCATTACCGGTCACCACCTTTTCCCTGTAGTAATTACAAAATTCACAAGCCGCGCAGTAATCAATACACTTCTTGTCCTCACCAGGGCGGACCTGAATTTCGTCGCCGCCATTTTCGGACATCCATTGTTTAGCTTCCTCCATGCTGTCAAGGACGCGAAGGGCGGTCTTACGGCCTTTTCTCATAACCGCGAACTTGTCGCCGCTGTTAAACCTTTCTTCTGGCGTACAGATCGGAAGTTCGTCGTCTGGTAGTTTTTCAGCGGCCGCGATTTCCTTGAATTTAGCTGTCAGCCATTCTTCACACTCGGCAAAGTCAGCGTCGGTAAAGGTAAACTTTACAGTTTGGACAGGATAAGGCGGATAATCGGCCTTGATTTTAGCGTCGCGCTTGCTGTGGTCTTTTAGGAAGGCCACCACCTGGGCGCCCTGGGCGTCAAATCCGATCTTGCGTAACATATAGCAGTAAATAAGAAGCTGACGGCGCCAGTCCTCAAAATCTCCGAATATGATCTTCCAGACCGAAGCGGTCTTGTAATCGGTAACTATTTTTGTTTTGTCGTTATAAAGGTCAAACTGACCGGACAGAATATAATTACCGAAAGGAATTTTAATGCGCTCTTCCTTTAGTTCGTGTTCGCCTTCCTCGTGCCTTTCAAGAACAGCATGGACGGCGGTCCCGAACAACAGCCAGACCATATCCGACACGTCACGTTCGATCTTTTCGTGGTGTCTGCGTTCCAAGATCGTTTCCCTGACACCTTTCAGAAGGGAAGTGACGCGATATTCGTTAGGTTCAAAGATATAGTCACGCTGGGCCAGGCTGACAAAAGGGGCGGGAAGGTTGAATTTATTCGTTATGATCATTGTCCTTGCCCCCTTCCTGGGTCTGGCCGGCGGTCAGCTTTGCGATCTGCTGTTCCAATTCGGCGACGCGTGCTTCGGCCTTATCGGCGCGATCTCTTTGTGTCTGGTAGTCCTTAAACCACATATCAGAAGAAGTTTGGGCGGTTTGTAATTGCTTTTTAAGTTCCTGGTTTTCGACCAGAATATCGAAGATGAAAGCCTTTACGGCTTCGGCATCATATAGATTCAACACTTGAAAAACCTCCTTTAATTCGATAGAATGAAATAAAACTTAATTCTTTTCTTTAGGGTTAGGACCGTTGCGCTTTGTGGTGATTGCGTAGCGGTCTTTTTCTACTGTTTCAATAGTGATATGTTCTTCGCCCAGAAGCAGAAGGGCTTTGACGACCTGTGCGACCTGAACCGGCGAAAGCGTCTTCGGCTTGTACTTCATACTGCTTGTCCCTCCTTTCCGAATATTCTTCAAACCCTCCGGCCAGGTAAGTAAAGAGGACCCACAAGGCCAGGAAGATTATTGACCTGATAGTTCCTTCGAAAAGGGGAAGCGTGTCACATTCAACCGCTCCAACAGTCCCGTACATAAGAAAGAACATAAGGAAGGCGAAAGACCCGAACACTTTCTTTTTATGTTTCTGCCAAAGTCGCTTCATTGAGATCACAACCTTTTTCTTTAAGCCAGGATAATACCTGTTCGCGCTTAATAACGCCGCCTTCGGCTGGCATGGTCGCAATAAATTCCCGCTTAAATTCCTGATAAAGTCCGTTTTCTTCCGCCTTTTCACGCCCGATATACATTGCCAGGGCGTTTAATGCCAGATCGGCAGGGCCAGAACCACCATAACCCCATTCCAGGTCGGCGGGACTGTGTTTAACAAATCTATGGGGGATATTGACTTCTGGCCCGTGTTCGGTTCTCCGGCAAATGATGTCGCCCTTAAAAGGGACAGACGAACCCAGTTTTCTTACCGGTTCTTCTGCGTCGCCGGCGCGCTTCTTTGAGGGAACCGAAATTCCCATTTTTGCGGCACAGACTTTGCCATATCCAAGTTCGATATAAACCGGATTTTTTAAGGCTCTGCCGCAACGATTACACTTGCTTGACCTCACGTTTTTTCCTCCCTTCAGAAATTTTTTTGTTTTCCCATTCTCTAAACCGGCTATTATTGGCCGGATTTTTGAAATATTCAGGAACTACATTGATCAAATGCTGGGCCAGGCGGTTAAGCTGGTGGTCCGGAATGTTGATCGTTCGTGCTTGTCCCATGTGCAACCCCCTTTTTATTTCGTTTTCCTGGCCGCTTCGAACGCTTCCAAGTCTTCGGGTCTGATACGGTAACCTTTACCGATCCTGATTGCCGGCAATTTCTTTTCCCGTATCCAGGCCCAAACGGTTATAACCTTGACGCCGTATCTTTCGGCGACCTGCTCACAGGTTAGGTATTTTTCCATTTTTTAACCTCCTTTCTGTTGACTTTACTTCGGTTTACTTATATAATAGAGTTGATGAAGACCTATTTTATAAGTTAAACCGAATCCGACAGATGTTTGCTTTTCTGTTGGCTGATTTTGTTTGCCCTAATTTCATAGGGTTAACCTTATTATAATTCGGTTTACTTGAATTGTCAATAGTATTAACCGAATTTTTTTAGTTAAGGTGGTGTGTTTAGTGAAACCAGGAGAAAGACTTGTTTTGGTGGCAAAACAAAAAGGGATAAGTCAGAAGGAATTAGCTAAAAAACTGGGGGTTTCTGCGTCGACAGTTTCAGATTGGGCGAACGGGAAAACCGAACCTAAAGGACCTAACCTGATTAAAGCGGCTGAAATAATAGGGGTGTCAGTTGACTATCTTGCTGGAGGACAGGAAGTTGTGACGGGTAATGTTCATACAAATAACGGAATTATTGGACACGCTCATGCGCCGGTAACTATTATCAACGGGTCAGAAAGATTTTTGACCGCTAATGAAATAGAACTCTTGAACATATTTGCTGAACTTAATGCTATGAATCAGGCAAAAGTGCTTGTTTTCGCTAATGAATTGAAAGAAAAGCAAAACAAATAAAAAAGACCGCCGAAGCGGTCAAGAGGGGGTGTTGTTATTGGCGACTAATGATCTTGAAATGTACATAAAAGGCGGTTATAAAGAATATGAATTTATGGCTACTTCGGACGAACGGACCTGCCCGTTATGTTCAGCACTTGACGGCAAGCATTTTCCGATTAGTGCCGCGCGTATCGGCGTTAATTATCCGCCGTTACATGAAGGGTGTCGCTGTACAACCATTGCTTATGATCCGGAAGATGAAATTAGTTTTGATGATCAGCATATTGATCCAAATACCGACTATTCTATGGAATTGGACTATAAAGCAGTTAAGAAGATATTTATTGAAGCTATGGCCGCCTATTCCTCTAAAAAGAAAAAGAGGGAAAGGAAGCTATGAACGCGGTTATCTATGCCAGGTATTCGCCAGGGCCTGACCAGACAGACCAGTCTATCGAAGGTCAGCTTCGCGAATGCTATGAGTTTGCGGAACGAAATAACATAAACATTGTAGGCGTTTACACAGATCGCGCCTTAACCGGAAGAACTGATCAGCGCCCAGATTTTCTTCGCATGATAGCAGACAGCGAAAGCGGGAAGTTTGAAGCGGTGATCGTCTGGAAACTGGACCGTTTCGCGCGGAACAGATACGACAGCGCTATATATAAGGCAAAGCTGAAGAAGAATGGCGTCAGGGTTATATCGGCCAAAGAAAATATATCTGATACGCCGGAAGGTATTATCCTGGAATCAATGCTGGAAGGAATGGCCGAATATTATTCCGCTAACCTCTCCCAAAACATTAAGCGCGGCATGAAGGAAAGCGCGTTAAAATGCCAGGTCACCGGCGGGAATATAGCGCTGGGTTACAAAATAGGACCTGACAAGAAGTTCGTTGTCGATCCGGCAGAAGCCGCGATCGTCAAGGAAATATTCGAAAGATACGCCAACGGACAGACGGTAACCGAAATAATCACCGAATTAAATAATCGCGGTTGCCGAACGTCGCGGGGGAATAAGTTTGGCCCGAATAGTCTTCATAGGATTTTAAGGAATGAAAAATATATCGGCGTCTATAAGTGGAACGACGTTATAATTGAGAACGGCGTGCCGGCCATCATAGACGAAGACCTTTTCCAAAGGGTTCAAGAAATGCTGGCCGTAAATAAAAAAGCGCCGGCAAGGGCGGCGGCTAAAATGGACTATTTACTTTCAACAAAGCTGTTCTGTGGTAAATGTGGAACCAATATGAACGGCGAAAGCGGGACAAGCAGAACGAAAGGCAGGAAATATTATTATTATAAGTGTGCGAAGGCCAAGCGCCGGCGCGGCTGTAATAAGAAGCCGGTCCGTAAAGACTGGATCGAAACCCTGGTCGTTTCAGAAACCGTCCGCCGCGTCCTGGTTGATGAAGTTATCGAAATGATCGCCGACAGGGTTATTGAACTGCAAAACCAGGAACGGGACAAAAGCGTCCTTCGCGCTCTTGAATTAGAACTGGAAGGCGTTAAGAAGTCTATCGCTAATCTTATAAAGGCTGTTGAACTCGGTATCTTTTCAGAATCCACACAGGCGCGTTTACTGGAATTGGAGAAAGAGAAAAAGGACCTGGAAGCCAGGATCGCCCATGAAGAAATAGTCACACCAAAGGTAACCAGGGAACAGGTTGTCTTCTGGCTAAACCAGTTCAAGGGTGGTGACATAGACGATCCGGAATACCAGCGATTGATTATTGACGTCTTCGTTAAAGCGGTTTTCGTCTATGATGATCATATAACGATTACCTATAACTACATTGACGAAAGCGGGCGGCCGCGTACCGTAAATATAGAGGACAGCGGCTTCCCGACTGATCCGGTGAAGGGTTCGACTTTGAAGTCCAACCCTCCACCAAAGCAAAATAAGGCGAACCCCTTTGAAGATATTCTGGTCTTCCAGGATTGTTTCGCCCTGATAATAAAAATAGCGGACAGGCTATAAAGGCCCGTCCGCTTTTATTGTACGTTATCAGTCTTTAGGGGCGTCGCCGCCAGGGTCCTTCTTTTCGTGCTGGGTTCCGAAATAGAAGGCGATTACCATAGTTACGACCTGCATTGTTGCCTGTGCGTCGAATTCGCCGCGCAATGCCAGGATAGCAAAG